GCCGTTTTGTCACCCGTATAAGGGATGCCATAACCACCAAGTTTTCTTGGCATATACACCAAGGGATCATCCTTGATGAAATCGCTCATCCACCGTAGGAAACGGTTTAGAGCAACCTCTTTCATGGCTTCATTTGGAAACCATCCGAAGACATTGTGCAAAGCACCTGCCTTCCCGATCGAGGGATTCTTAAATGTCGACTCCGACATTATAGATTGAACGCCAAATGGCGAAAGTAACCTTAGCTTAATATTGTCTACATGTAGACCATCGCCGCCAGCCTCCCAGGGAGATTTCCGGCAACCCACATATTTGGGCGTAAAGCAAGATTACCTCTTCCGCAAAGAAATTACACAGAAGAGAAAAGATGGTTTTACTTCGATTGATACAATTTCCAAACTGGATATGTATTTCCAACAATCGTATAAAAAACTTTTTGTTGCAGTATAGGATGACATCATCACCTGCAATCAGAGTATAGGGAGGTCTTTTCAACCCTAACTCTCTAGTACAGACTATATGCAGTACGGCTGAACTCATACATAAGAGTTCTTTTGTCCCAGGATTACCCATAAGGACACCATTTCTGCAGACAATTGTCTGATACAAGTCACCATCTTCACGATCATACACCCTGACTTCACGATTACGTAGAAGCAGATTAAGGGACATCGAGTAAAACCCGATTTCATGGACATCATTAGCAAATGTTCTAATAGCCCATCGCCCAATCAACCGTAAAAACTCTTTGTTTAGGTTGTTTGAGGCCCCTGTAAGATCAAAGGTTCCGATACCGTTTTCGGTTTCACGGATACCTTGTCTCTGTAGCGCAACACACGCGTCCCAAGCTTTATAGGTACGCGAAAAAGCACTACGGAGTGGTTCATAATGCTGGAATATCCCAGCCATCCAATGCGCAAAGGGTTGGAGAATAACCGTCATGAAGGATTCTTCCATGGTTACCCAACGAACTTTGTTACCAGGCTCACATACGGGATGAGCCTTCGCAAGGATATGAACAGTGGATACAGGCTTGAGAATGTCAAGCGGATCAAAGTAAGGTTTCTTATTGATGTATCCACGAGAGATTGCTCTCTCAATGGAGTATTGTAAGAGTTGCAGTGGCAACTCCTGATCAAGGCCGAAAATGGCCTCCTCCAAACCCATCCGGGAATCTTCACCAGAGAACATTGTTCCCATTACGGTGTTAGTTCCCATCTCATCACGGAACGCTGACGAGAGGAAAGT